CGCAGATCGTGTTCAAGATGACATGAACTACCAGTTGACTGAAGTAATGCAAGAGTATCGCCCAGAGACAGAGCGCATGTTATGGGGCTTGGGTTTATCTGGTAACGCGTTTAAGAAAGTTTACTTCGATCCAAGCATGAACCGTCAAGTGTCGATGTACGTGCCAGCGGAAGATATCATTGTGCCTTATGGTGCTAGCAGCTTGGCATCCGCAGATCGTATCACCCATGTGATGCGTAAGACAGAAAACGAAGTACGCGCCCTACAACTAGCGGGCTTTTACCGCGATGTAGATTTAGGTGAGCCAGCTAACTCATTAGATGAAGTAGAGAAAAAGATTGCCGAGAAACTTGGCTTTCGTGCTACCACCGATGACCGCTATAAACTGTATGAGATCCACGTTAACTTGGACTTAGAAGGCTTTGAGCATACAGACGAAAATGGAGAGCAAACAGGACTGGCACTGCCTTATATCGTAACACTAGAAAAAGGTAGTCAGACTGTTTTAGCTATTCGTAGAAATTGGAATCCCGATGATGAAACTAATACGAAACGTCAGCACTTTGTTCACTACGGGTATATTCCCGGTTTTGGTTTTTATTGTTTTGGTCTCGTCCACCTTATTGGCGCTTTTGCTAAAAGTGGCACTTCCCTTATTCGTCAGTTGGTTGATGCAGGGTCACTTGCAAACTTGCCAGGTGGCTTTAAGACCCGTGGGTTGCGTGTCAAAGGCGACGACACCCCCATCGCCCCCGGTGAATTTCGAGATGTTGACGTGCCCTCCGGAGCCATGCGTGACAACATCATGCCGTTGCCCTATAAGGAGCCTAGCCAAACTTTAATGGCTTTGCTCAACCAGATCGTTGAAGAAGGTCGCAGATTTGCTAATACAGCAGATTTACAGCTTTCGGATATGTCCGCACAAGCCCCTGTAGGTACTACACTAGCAATACTTGAACGTACGCTAAAGGTTATGTCTGCAGTTCAGGCTCGTATTCATTTCAGTCTTAAACAAGAACTGAAGCTATTAAAAGTAATTATTGCTGATTACACCCCTGAGGATTACAACTATGACCCGGTTGAAGGTGACCGCAAAGCCAAGAAGTCGGACTACGACAATGTGGACGTTATACCAGTCTCAGATCCAAATGCGTCGACTATGGCGCAAAAAATTGTCCAGTACCAAGCGGTACTCCAATTGGCCCAGGGCGCACCACAACTCTATAATCTCCCACTACTTCATAGACAGATGCTCGATGTTCTGGGGATTAAGAATGCGCAAAAGCTTATCCCAATGGCGGAAGATCAGAAGCCACAGGATCCAGTTACAGAGAACCAAAGCATATTAATGATGAAGCCAGTCAAGGCTTTCCAATATCAAGATCACCAAGCACATATTGCAGTTCACATGTCTGCTATGCAAGATCCGAAGATTCAAAGTTTGTTACAAGGTAATCCACAGGCGCAAGCATTACAAGCAGCTATGATGGCTCACGTCAACGAACACCTTGGCTTCCAGTATCGTGTAGAAATCGAGCAACAGTTGGGTATGTCCTTGCCACCACAGTCAGACGAAACTGGCGAAGATGTACATATGGATCCAGAAGTAGAAGCCCGCCTTGCTCCATTATTGGCTCAAGCTGCACAACGCCTATTGCAACAAAACCAATCACAGGTACAACAGCAGAAGAATCAACAACAGGCTCAAGATCCATTGATCCAAATGCAACAACAAGAGTTGCAGATTAAGCAGCAAGAACAGCAACGTAAGGCTCAAAAAGACCAGACCGATGCCATGCTTAAAGCTAAACAGATTGAGGTTGAGCAACAACGTGTGGCAATGCAAGGCAAAGTTGAGGGAGCTAGAGCAGTTCTCCAAAACTCTACCCAAATAAAGAGCGCCAAACTCAATGCTGGTGTTGCGTTGTTAAAAGATTTAGCTGCCCACCAACATGGTGAAAAAACACAAAACAAGCAGTTGATAGCACAAGGGCTAGACAATGCCCACAAACATGCTAATGCTCAAACACAAATGGAGCAGCAGCTAGAACTAGCCAGACAATCGGCTAAACAAAAACCAAAACCCTCTGAAGGAGAATGATGGACAGAAATCTAGAGTTTCTTTTAAGTGAGTACAAAGACCGGATGCAGATGTTACAAGAAGCGCTTGCACACGGGAACTGTAAAGACTTTGAAGAATATAGGTATATATGCGGGCAGTTACGAGGACTTGAATCCGCATGTTTAATAATCACAGACCTCGAACAACGTATGGAGCATTCTGACAATGAATGAAGCCTTAGATTTATCCCAAGCAGTAGATCTAGCACAAGTTCTAGATAAAGTAGCAGAAGAAAAAGCAACACAACTACCAAAACCGCAAGGCTACCGTATCTTGTGCGCAGTACCCGAAGTAGAAAAAGAATACGAAAGCGGGCTTATCAAAGCTGACGCTATTGCAAAACGTGAAGAAATGCTGGCAACAGTACTATTTGTCGTTGAGCTTGGCCCAGATTGCTACACCGATAAAGAACGCTATCCAACAGGGCCTTGGTGCCAAAAAGGAGATTTCGTAATCGTAAGACCTAACGCAGGCACCCGCTTGCTAATTCATGGTCGTGAGTTCCGCATGATTAACGAGGATACAGTAGAAGCTACAGTCCTTGACCCACGCGGCATTAAACGTTCTGACTACTAAGGAGCCGAACAATGGCTGATTTTGAAAAAGTTGAATTTGAGTTTCCCGATGAAATTGAAGCTAAGGGTAAACCCGAAGAAGAAACAGTAAACCAAGAAGCTAAGGGTAAACCCGAAGCTGAATTCGAGATTGAAATCGAAGACGATACACCCAAAGAAGCTCGTCAAAAACGACCACCCATGCCTGCGGAAGAAGTTGAAAAGCTACGTTTAGAAGTAGACGAACTTGACAACTATAGTGAAGAAGCTAAGGTCAAGCTCATTAAGATGAAGAAAGTCTGGAATGATGAGCGACGTGCTAAAGAAGCGGCAGAACGTGAACGGCATGAGGCAATTAATGCTGCCCAACGTCTGTTAGACGAAAACAAACGTATCAAAAGTATGCTCTCAAATGGCGAGAAAGAATATGTAGATGCCATGAAGAGTTCTGCTGATATGCAACTCGAAATTGCTCGAAAAGCGTACAAAGAAGCTTATGATTCTGGCGACGCTGAAAAGGTAATGGAAGCGCAACAGCTTATGACTGACGCTGCTTTAAGGCTTGACAAAGTTAAAAACTTTAAGATGCCACCTTTACAAGAAGAGAAATTTGAGGTAAAAAGAGAGGAACAGTACCAATCTCCGCCAAAACCAGACGCTCGCGTTATGGCTTGGCAGGAAGAAAATCCTTGGTTCGGACAGGACGAAGAGATGACTGCATCAGCCTTAGGCTTACATGAAAAGCTTAAACGGCAAGGAGTCGTGATTGGATCTGAACAATATTACGCTACGTTGGACAAAACAATGCGGAAACGCTTCCCAGAGCAATTTGAGGATGCGGAAGAAGTGGCGGTAAAAGCTAAGGAAGACAATCCCCCTAAAGCCAAACCCAGCACGGTAGTAGCGCCTGCAACCAGAAGCACTGCTTCTAAAAAAGTCAAATTAACAACGACACAAGTAGCGTTGGCAAAGAGACTAGGTTTAACCCCAGAGCAATACGTCCGTGAACTTTTGAAAGTGGAGGCCTAAAATGGCTAGTAATAAATTAAGTCGTGAAATTGATACCCGAGAACTTACTGAGCGTCCTAAGCAGTGGCGCCCACCAGAGCTTCTCCCTGAGCCGGACAAAGAGGCTGGATATTCGTACCGTTGGATTCGTGTTTCGATGTTAAATCAAGCTGATCCCCGTAACCTTTCATCAAAATTGAGAGAAGGCTGGGAACCAGTAAGAATCGAAGAACAACCCAAATTTAAACTGTTAGTTGATCCAGATGGTCGCTTTAAGGACAATATCGAGATTGGCGGGTTATTACTTTGCAAAACCCCAACTGAATTTGTAGAACAACAGCAAGCTTATTATGCTGAAATGACACAGAAACAGACTGAGGCTGTAGATAATAATTTAATGCGTCAAAGCGATGCACGGATGCCTATTTTTAAAGAAAGTAGATCTTCGTCCAGCTTTGGCAAAGGTAAATAAATTTTAGGAGATTTCAAATGGCATATCCAACAGTACCCGGTCCATACGGGTTTAAGCCTTTAAATCTTATTGGTGGTCAAGTTTTCTCTGGTTCGACACGCAACATTCCGATCCAGTACGGCTTTGGCACTAATATTTTTTATGGCGACGTAGTAGGTATTGCTCGCGGTTTCGTAACACGCACAGTTGTAACTACTGGTGGTACTTCTACCACTGGTGCAGCTGGTAACGGAATTGTAGGCGTATTTTTAGGTTGTTCTTTCACCAACCCAGTTACTAAGCAAAAGACTTTCAGCCAATACTGGCCTGCAAATACTTTAGCTGGTGACGCAGTTGCTATCGTGACTGACGATCCTGACACAATTTTCAAATCTGCTGTCGTTACATCTCAAGGTGGTACCACTATTGGTTCTGCTGCGACTTCAATGATCGGTTTGAACATTGCTGGCTCTGACTTAACTGGTTCTATCAACAACGGTGATTCATACAATGCTGTATTAGCTTCTTCTGCTTCTAATACTGGCACATTGCCTTTCCGTATCGTTGACTTGGCTCGTGATTCAGCTATCTCTTCAACATCTACCTTCACCAGCATTTCTACTGCTACTATTACTTGCGCTGCTATTCCTGTAGCTTTGCCAGTTGGTACAGAAGTAGGTTACATTGCTGCTAACGGTCAATATGTTGGTACAGGTTCTTGGGTTTCTACAGCTGCTACTGCTGGTGCTACTTCAGTTGTTTTGAACAGCGCTCCTGTAACAGTTAACAGCCCAACAGGCACTGCATCTACAACCATGACAATCCCTGCATCAAGCACATTGGTGTTTACTCAGTATCCAGAAGTATTGATTAAGTTCAACTTCGGTAACCACGAGTATTACAACAACACTGCTTCTGCAGCTACACTTTAATTAAGGAGCTATAAATGGCTATTTCACGCGCACAACTACTGAAAGAGTTGCTCCCTGGACTGAATGCATTGTTCGGATTAGAGTACGCTCGCTATGGTGAAGAACACAAAGAGATCTACGAAACTGAGACTTCTGAGCGTTCTTTTGAAGAAGAAACAAAACTGTCCGGCTTTAGCGCTGCGCCAGTCAAGGGCGAAGGTTCTGCAATCGCTTACGACAACGCGCAAGAAGCATGGACTGCACGTTACAACCACGAAACAATCGCTTTGGGCTTCAGCTTGACTGAAGAAGCTATCGAAGATAACTTGTATGACTCGTTATCCGCTCGTTACACCAAAGGCTTGGCTCGTGCTATGGCTTATACCAAACAGGTTAAAGCTGCTGCTGTATTGAACAACGCTTTCTCTGCTGCTTATACCGGTGGCGATGGCGTATCATTACTCAACAGCGCACACCCATTGGTAAACGGTGGCTCAAACGCCAACACTCCATCTACTCCTGCTGACTTGAACGAAACTGCGTTGGAAAATGCTGTTATTCAAATCGCTGCTTGGACAGATGAGCGCGGCCTCTTGATCGCTGCTAAACCACGTAAGTTAGTTGTTC